TTTGGTATTTAAACAATATAAATGCGGATTACTTAAAATTAATTGTTCTTATATAATCATAATGGACGTAATTCAACTTGGCCCAAAGATAGAAGGTTTAGAAGAAATAAAGCTTAATTTAGACCCAATAGATTTAAATATTTCTGCACCATCAGGCAATAGTAGTTTACCTGGTGTAGAGTTGCTTATGAACAATAAGAAAAAAGAAGCTCCCCCATCTATTCAAGTATCCGATTTAGATAATTTGGAAAATGAATTAAATTCATTATCACAGGTAAATACACCCAAAATCTCTTTTGAAACACCATCTATGGAATTCCCAAGAGTTGAAATGTCTATGGATGTTGGAAAATCGGTTCAGTTTGATGATAAACCTATTAAAATAGATAAATCATGGGATGGGTTTAAATCAATCAATGCAGTTGACCCGGATAAACTTCCATCTAAAGAAAATTCAGCAGATACATTAAGGGAAAAGTTTAAATTTCTGAGAAAGTTGGAGGATATTGAACAAAAGGGTGGACGCTTAACTCGGAAATATACAATGGATTCATCTTTAGATGAGATGAAAGGCGAGTATGAAAATATTATTGCTGAGAAGGAAAAATCCAACAGTGTTAAATTTCAAGGTAAGATGTTGATGGCAGCTATTACAGGTGTAGAATTTTTGAATTCCAAGTTTGACCCATTTGATATTAAGTTGGATGGATTTGCAGAACAAGTGAATGAAAATATTACAGATTATGATGAGATTTTTGCCGAACTTCATGAAAAGTATCGGTCCAAGGCCAAACTTGCTCCAGAGTTGAAATTAATGTTTCAATTGGGTGGAAGTGCCATTATGTTACATATGACGAATACTATGTTTAAATCTTCTTTACCTGGAATGGATGATATTATGCGGCAAAATCCAGAATTGATGCAAAAGTTTACTCAAGCAGCAGTCAACTCTATGGGCGCAAGTAATCCTGGATTTTCTGGATTTATGAACAATATGATGCCAAACATGTCGCATCCAAGTGCACCACCACAACAACAGTCTCCATACCATATTCCGCCTAGAAATCAACAACAAAAACGCCCTGATATGAAAGGTCCAAGTGATATAGATGATATTTTGAGTGGGTTGAAACCAAAACAACCCGAAGATGCAACTAGTACAGTTAGTATGAGTGAATTGAAAGATATGAAAGACGGGTTGTCCAAGCCTCGTCGTAAAAAGTCAGAAAAGAATACAATTAATTTAGATATGTAATATAAAAAATAAAAAGTAATACTATGAATGCGTATAAAAATTATACACTTAAGGTGATTCGCCAACAATCGCGAAAAAATAAAAATAAACAATGCGACCAATTTTGTAAAAAAGATTATATGGTAAAGATGGATAGTGTGTTCCGAAAAAATTCCAAAAAATATAAAATACCATATAATCCAACGAAAAAAGATAAACAATTTAGTTTCAATGTATGTAGGAAAACATTTTGTAATCCAAAATGCAATGGATATTTAACTCAACAAAAACGAATCAATAAAACGGTACGTAATGGGTTTCAAAAAAAATATAGTCAAGAAAAAATAAATACAATAAAACATAAAGGTGCATTATCTGCATGCGTAGATGTCGTAGATTATAATGTTTTTTCATAAAATTTGTATTAAAATAGCAATCTATTTTGGAGTTCTTCCCAGAAAACGACTGGAGCTGACATGCGATAGTGTCCAACAAACCATGTTCCATCCATTGTTTTAATTGGTCGTTTGAGTTTTTCTTTTTTATTTGTACTTGTTAATAATGCAATGTCTCCTGTATTTCTATCTTGAAGTGCTGCTTTAAGCCATATTTCACCGTTCTCGCGTTCACTCTTCATCATTAACAGAATACGCCAGATCTGTTGTTTTGTATGTGGAGTAATACGTTTCAAATTTTCAGCACTATGAGAACACAATTTATATCCACAAGTCTCGGTGTTTTTAGGTAAGTCAAGGAGTAGTAAATCGTCGGGTTTCATTTTATATTGTAGAGTTCCTGGTTTATCTCCAAAATAATATTCATTAGGAACACTAGAAGACTTCAACATTTTAATATATTTTTAAAAAATAAAAATATATTTCAATTTTTAAAAAATATAATATTAAGTTTTACTCAAAATAATTTATAAATACATCATGTTATTAACTGGTGAATCTTCTTGTTTCAAAAGGCGTTGGACAACTTCAATGGTTACTGTAAATGGGAATGTAACTTGAATATTCATATCTTTCATGAATAAATTTGTTTCTGGTTTCATTATCCGAAACAAGTTTAACTTTGAATAAATAGTTTCAATACATCGTTTTAGTTCACGCACACCTTTCTCGCCATTGGTATATTTTTCAACCATGTGTTGGATTACATTATCTGGAATATAAATATCTTCTTCGTTAAAATTAATATTGTGGCGAATAGCTTTGGATAAATATTGTTTGGATATGATTAATTTTTGCGGTGTTGTATATCCTTCGGTTTTAATAACATACATACGGTCGCGTAAGATAGGATTTACATTTTCTCGGTTGTTATAACTGAATATGAAAATAGCTCGGCTTAAATCAAAATCAATTTCAGAATAATATTTATCATGGAATTTACTATTTTGAGACGGGTCAGTAAGATGGGTTAGAATACCGATAATTTCTTCTCCTTTCATGTCTTTACTTACTTTATCCAATTCATCAAAATAGAACACTGGATTCATGCATTTGCACTTCATGAGAGTAGCTACAATTTTACCATAAATACTACCTTCATATGTAATAGAGTGACCTTCTAGTGTGCTGCTGTCAGTTGCACCTCCTAGAGCAAAGAATTCAAATGGTCGGTTTAGGATTTTGCTAATACCTTCTTTGCATAGGGTAGTTTTTCCGGTTCCCATAGGTCCCTCAAATGCAATGCATGTTCCAGATGATTTAGGGTTAGTAATAAGTTGCCCAATAAATTGGATGATTTGCATTTTAGCATCGTCCAAACCATAAGTGGCTTCATCTAAAATATGTTTTGCATTTTCTAAAAATGCATGCGATTGTTCAACGCCGTCATGGATAGATACAGGGAGGTCTTTATATTGACCGAATGGAATTTCCATAAATGTGTCTACCCATTGTTTTGTTTTATGGAATTCACCATTTTCAAGTTCGCTCAATTGGTCCATGGCTTGAATTTTTTTGAGTGCATGCACTTTATATTCATTAGGCATAGGAGATTCAAGAATACGAATGCGTAATGGTTTAGGATTAATTTGTGTAATAACTTCAAGACTGGATATGATTTGTTGTTGTTGTTCTAACGATAGACTTGAAAAGTATTTATCATCAGACATGGGTTTAAATGAACTTAATTTAGAATATAGTTTACTATTTTTATGTTTAAGTCGTGTTTCTTCTTTTTCCTTTTCTTTTTCGTATTTCTTAAATTCTTTCGTATATAGTAATTTCAATTGTTTGGTGATAGGTAAATCTTTATAAGTAGTATTTAATTCTTGTAGTTTGTCCAATACTTCTTTATATTTTTGTAAATCTACTTTGGGTGATTCGGATTCAGATTCAGATTCACTTTCTGATTCACTTTCTTCACCTGAAACAGTAAATGTAATGTTTAAATTCATTGGGTCTTCTTCTTTAGTTTTACGTTTTGAACGAGGCCGTTCATCTTCAGACTCTTCTTCAGACTCTTCTTCAGACTCTTCTTCGCCGGATTCTTCACCAGATTCTTCGGAAGTATCAATTTCAGATTCGGAACTTTCATTGGATGTAGTAGTATATTCACTATCACTATCAATAAACTCGTCTTCAGTATCGTCTGATTCTGATTTTTCTTTCTTTTTTTCATTCTTGTCTTTTTTGTTTTTCTTGTTCCTTAAATTATATTTACCAGCCATATTGTATATTATTATAACTATTTGTTAAATCAATTTTTTAAAATTTATAAACAAATTAAAATTGATTTTAACAAAATATATATTAATATATATAATGGCTAATATAGTTCAAGATGCCAAAATTTTGGGAATCCAATTTAGTATTTTATCTCCAGATGAAATTAGGAAAGCATCAGTTGTTAAAATTACAAATCGCGATACGTATATAAATAATAAACCTGTCCCAAATGGATTGTTTGATGCACGAATGGGAACAATTGAACCCGGTATAATTTGCACTACAGATGGATTGGACCACATTCAATGCCCAGGATATGGTGGTCATATTGAACTAGCTAGACCTGTATTCTTTATTCAATTTTTGGATACAGTTATATCGGTTATTAAAATGATTTGTATTAGATGTAGCAAACTATTGGTAGACAAAACAAAACATCAATATATTTTAAATTTTCCTAATGAAAAGAGGTGGAAAAAAGTACAAGAATTATGTAGTAATATTAAACGGTGTGGTGAGAATGACAATGGTTGTGGATGTATACAACCTACTAAATATAAACGTGAAGGAATAGCTACTGTAGTGGCAGATTGGACAAAAATGAAAGTGGTAGACGATGATACGAATACTTCTATGAAAATTCCTCCTGAAATGTTTATTAAGATATTTTCAAAAATGTCGGATGCGGATATATCTTTTATCGGATTAAGTCCGGTATGGTCGCACCCTGCATGGATGATATGTTCTGTTTTACCTGTTCCTCCTCCTGCTGTGCGTCCTTCGGTAAAACAGGATTCTTCTCAACGAAGTGAAGATGATTTAACGCATTTATTGGTACAAATTGTTAAAACGAACAAAACATTACAAGAAAAAATGTCGGCTAATGTTTCCGTGGGTCAGTTGGATGATTATCATACACTTCTTCAATATTATATTGCAAGTATGATTGATAATAAAATTCCAAACTCAAAACCTGCCATGCAACGGTCTGGGCGGGCATTTAAATCTATTGAAGACCGTTTGAATGGAAAAACGGGTAGGTTGCGCGGAAATTTAATGGGGAAACGTGTAGATTTTAGTGCGCGAACAGTTATTACACCTGACCCGAATTTGTCTATTCGTGAGTTAGGAGTTCCGATTAAAATTGGTAAAAATATGACACGCCCTGTAGTTGTCAATAGTCGTAATATAAAATTTCTAACTACATTGGTTTTGAATGGACCGGATGTATATCCAGGTGCAAAATTAGTAGAACAAAAAAATTCCATCATGAAATCATTAAAGTATGCAAATCGGTCGTTGATTCATTTAGAGGTTGGTGATGTTGTTCATCGTCATATGTTAGATGGAGATATTATTCTATTTAATCGTCAACCTACATTGCACCGTATGAGTATGATGGGACATAAAGTCCGAATTATGTATGAAGGAGATACATTTCGCATGAATGTCGGTGATACTAAACCCTATAATGCAGATTTTGATGGTGATGAAATGAATTTACATATGCCTCAAAGTATAGAAACTGAGACAGAATTGAGACATTTGGCAGCAGTTCCTTACCAAATTGTAAGTCCTGCGTCTAGTTCTCCTATTATTGGAATTTTTCAAGATTCGTTGGTTGGTTCTTATATATTTACACAAGAAGAACGTAAATTTTCGCAGTTGTTGGCCATGAATTTAATTAATAAATGTAGTCATATTGATTCATCTATTTTTACTAAAGAAAAGGTCACCAATTTTGATTTACTTACATGTATTCTACCGTGTATGACCAATATGGTTGGAGGAGTAGTTATTAAAAATGGCGTTTATGTAAAAGGACAATTGAATAAAGGTGCTATTGGTGGTAATACAAATGGTATTATTCATCGTATATATAATGATTTTGGACACAGTCCAACTACTGAGTTTATAGATAATTTACAATATATTGTAAATGAATTTTTGAAAGTTCATTCGTATAGTGTAGGTATTAGCGATTTATATTTACCGGAGCAAAAACAACAGGATATTAAAACAGAAATACAAAAATATCATCAACAAGTATTGGATTTAATAAAACAAACGCATTTGAATAATTTTAAAAATACAACAGGAAAATCAAATATTGAAGAGTTTGAGTTTCAAGTAAATGGTATATTAAATGAAGCGAATAGTAAATCAACTAAAATAGGATTGGATGCATTAGATAAAATGAATCGTTTCAAAGGAATGGTAGATTCCGGTTCTAAAGGAACCAATATTAATATTTCGCAAATGGTTGCTTGTTTAGGTCCTCAGCAAATTGATGGTAAACGAATTGAATATGGGTTTGATGACCGAACATTGCCGCATTTTACTAAATATGATGATACGCCTCATGCCCGAGGATTTGTATCCTCCTCGTTTGCAGAAGGACTAACACCAATTGAATTCTTCTATCATGCTATGGGTGGTCGTATTGGGTTGATTGATACGGCTGTAAAAACATCTACTACTGGATACATCCAACGTAGGTTAATCAAAGCATTGGAAGATTGTGATACGCGATATGATGGAACTGTTCGTAATTCCAAAAATAAAATTATGCAATTTAAATATGGAGATGATAATATAGACCCTACCAAAGTAGAGACTCAAAATATACAATTGTGTTCTATGAAACAAGAACAAGTGTATGCGCATTTCCACACAGAATTTGATGATTCAGTTCAGATATTTGATAAAGATGCATTAGTTCGGTATGAAAAACAAAAACGTGAATGCAAACAACATAGTAAAGAATTGATTGAATATATGATTGGTATACGAGAATTAATTATTAAAAATGTATATAATTATATAAGTGAAAAATCATATACCATATTGGCGCCAGTTCATTTTGCGCACATTATACGAAATATATCTAACCAAGTAAATGCTATTAAACAAACGTCTATAGATATTACGCCATTAGAAGTATATCAGTTGACGGATAAATATTATCAAAAATTAGTTGCACTTGGTGCTTATGCACCTACTAAATTATTCAAAATATTATTTGATTTTAATTTATCTCCAAGAGAATTAATTTTGGTGCATCACATGAATAAAGAAAGTATTGTTATTCTTCTTGAAAATATTTTGGTGCATTACAAACAAGCTATAATTAATCCAGGTGAAAATGTGGGTATTATTGCAGCTCAATCTACAGGTGAACCTACTACACAAATGACATTGAATACATTCCATTTTGCTGGTGTAGCAAGTAAAACGAATGTAACACTTGGTGTACCACGTATTGAAGAGATTTTATCGCTTTCTGCATCTATTAAACAACCATCCGATACAATTTATTTGAAAGAATTTGAACAACATGATATTGAACGAGCCAAAGATGTAATTAATATGATTGAACATACAAAATTAGTAGATATTACTTATTCAGCAAGTATATTATTTGACCCAGTTGAAAAAAGTAAAGATAGTGCATTAATTCAGCAATGTATGGATGTAGATGATATATTAGATGGATGCACTGTAACTGATAAACAATATAGTGCCGATAGTAATTGGGTTATACGATTGGTATTGGATAAAGAAAAAATGTTCAATAAAAAATTAACTATGGATGATATTAATTTTGAATTGAAACAAAATTATTCCAAAGATATTGAATGTGTATATACAGATTTCAATGATGATAATTTGATTTTTAGGATTAAACTGCTGAATAAAACAAATAAGAAAAATGTATATCGTGATATGGATGATATTTACAAGTTAAAAACAATGCAAGACCATATGTTGAATAATACAATTCTGCGAGGTATTAAACATATTTCAAAAATAAATTTTCGTGAAATCAAAAATGTTATTGTAAAAGAACACGGAAATTTTTCATTAAAGAATGAAGATGGGAGTAAATTACCTGAAGAAGAAGAAAAGAAAAATAAAATATATGTTTTGGATACGGTAGGGTCCAATTTACTTGAAATTCTTGGATTAGATTATATAGATTATACCAAATCGTATAGTAACGATATTCGCGAAATGTTTCATGTTCTTGGTATTGAAGCTGCACGCGAATGTATATTGAATGAATTCAAATACGTTATTTCAGCATCAGGTGGGTCTAGTATCAATGACCATCATTTAACATTATTATGTGACCGTATGACATGTAATTCTAAACCCATGGCTATTTCTCGCCATGGTATTAATACGGATGATATTGGACCAATTGCCAAAGCATCGTTTGAAGAAACACCTGATATGTTGACCAAGGCAGCTGTATTTTCGGAATTTGACCCTGCACTTGGTGTGTCGTGTAATGTAATGTTAGGACAACCTGGATATTATGGGACCAATGCATTTGATGTAATGACAAATTTGGATAAACTTCAACATCATATTGTAAGAGAAAGTAAGAAATTATCTGAATTTGAAATTAAAATGTCGGATTGTGATACTATTGAAATTAAAGATAATTTAGGAAGTATAAGAGATATAACGATGGATGATTTTACAACGAATGATTATGAAATTGAATTATAATGATATAAAACTTGAATATTAATTACATTATATATGTTGTCTATTTTTTTAAACTATGAATTAGAAAAAGAAAAACCTGAATATATAAAAATATGCAAACAACGTAATGAATTTGATAGTATAGAAATTTTTCTCTTTTTGTTTAAACAATTTAAAACAAAACAAGATTATTTCAACTACAATATAGATTCAAATATGTTTTTAACTTGCACGATGAAAGAGTATATCCACCGAATATGGTTAAACGCATTTGTCAAATATACGATAGTAAAAAATAAATTAATACACTATATTCATAGTAAAAAGAAGCCCTATAATAGTTTAGATTTGTGTATGAATCCATTTGTAAATAAACGACATATTGTCTATACTATTGATAAGGAACGTAAATATATATTTCATTTACATGATATATCTAACATCATTGTAAATTCGTTAATTCATTCAGATGAATATTTTTTTTCAGTGCCAACGGAAATAAAAAATCCTTATACAAATATTCCATTTAAAACAGGGCAATTATATATTTTTTATTTATGTATGCAGTTACGTGGGTTTTATATAGACCCATTAATTACATTTTTTATGAAAGAAAATTTTAATTTGAATACATTTGCAATTAAATACGAACCAACTATTAAAGAATATATTATAGACAATAAGATAAAAAATTTTCCACCAAAAACAATTTGCAATGAAGTAAAAGATATGTTTGATTCTATTATGGTCTATAATATAAATACAACGCAAAATAGTCAACCGTTTACAACAAATTTTGTAAATAAATTACCTACTAGTATTTTGTTACACTTTAAACCATTGTTATATCATTATTTTAGATATATTTACTCTGCTAATTCAATGTATAGGAAATTGGAGCATAATAAATTAGTTAAAAAAATAATAGCTTTTAAACTATCAAATCCAAATTTTATTCATGATTTAAAAATAAAAATACCGATTACCAATGTAAATTATAAAGACATAGTTATTCCAACTGTTCCATCTGTTGGATTTATAGAAGCTTTAATCTATATGCAACAAAATTAATTTCTTTTATCATAGTATGTTAAAGTTTCTATTGATGATTATATTTTTTATATTCATGATTTACGTTTTATCATGGTTATTTAATGGTCCATCATCCTTAAGTAACTTTGCCGATGCAAAAACTGAATTAGTTGTAGATTCAACTTCTTTACCAGCAGGAGCATCTGTCAATTATGCTTATAGTATATGGTTTTATATTGATGATTGGTCGTATAGATACGGTTCTGAAAAAATAATGTTTTGCAGAGGGAATGGAGCAAAATTAATGCCAGGTATTATTCTTGGAGCAATTGATAATGATATTAATATTTCGGTTGCAATGCAAAATACAGATGAATTGTTTGGTTGTAAAATACAAAATGTACCTATACAAAAATGGACAAACTTAATCGTTACTTTGAATAACCGTTCTTTAGACAGTTATATTAATGGTAAATTAATAAAAACATGTGTTTTACCTTCTCCTGCTTATGTAGATGATACTGCCGATATATATTTAACTCCGTTAGGTGGATTCTCAGGTTATACATCACGATTTAATTATTGGAATGATACAGTAAATCCTCAACAAGCATGGAATATATATAAAAGCGGTCCTGGTGGGAATATGTTTAGTAATTTTTTGAATCAATATAAACTCCAATTAAATTTCTTGAAAGGTAGTTCAGTTGAAGCTACTATTACTATATAATTTTCCCTAACTATATTATATGCCAAATGTTGATGAACCGGATACTCCATTACAAAAATTTATCGTAATTATGCTGGCTTTAATCGTATTTACAATTGGCATGATGATTGGTATTAATGTATTAAGTTTATTTTTAGGACCCAGTACTAGTCCATATTTAATTAAAGGATTAGTTCCAGGAAATGTTCCGTTGATTATTAAACAAGACCCATCTTTGGATGGTTCTATACCTATTGAACGGTCTAATGACGGTAATTATGGTATAGAATTTACTTGGTCTATATGGTTGAATATAACTAATACAGGAACTATAGCCAACCAATATCAGCATGTATTTCATAAAGGTGATAATAATTTTCAGGAGGATGGAATGAATTTTCCAAACAATGCTCCTGGTCTTTATATTTCACCAGAAACAAATGAATTAGTAGTTGTTATGAATACATTTACAACTATTAAAGAAGAAATAATAATACCTAACATTCCAATGAATAAATGGTTGCATGTTTTGATTCGTATAGAAAATAACAAATTAGATGTTTATATTAACGGAGCTTTAGCCAAACGCCATATTTTAGGAAGTGTACCCAAACAAAATTATGGCAATGTATATGTTGCATTGAACGGTGGGTTTGCAGGATATATTTCGGATTTAAGGTATTACAATTCGGCACTACAAACAGGTGATATTTTAAAAATTGTGAATAATGGTCCATCATTGAAAGTAAATAGTCAAACATCTATTTCATCTAGTTCAGAACCACCTTATTTAGCATTACAATGGTATACACAAGAACAAAAATAAATATACTATATATGAGTAATATTAATCCATATGATTCGCAAAATAAATTTATTATGGTTAATCCAAAATATAACGAACCAACTTTTTTTGATTCGCGTGATACTCCGAGTTATACATGCGGATTATTATCTAATATAAAACGTAAATTAATTATAAATGAACATACGTATAAAACACATGGAGTTGGAATAAAACTTTTACCTAATACTAGTCGTCAGATACAATATAATAACAAAAATTCAGTAAAAATTGGGACAGTTATTTATCTAATACCTGCTAGGTTGTGTAAATATATAGATGAGATTCGTATATTGGCTGAACAAAATATTCCTTTTAAAACTATAGTAAAAACAATATCGGAAACATATTCAGTAAATGATCCTCTTTTATTAACAATACAACCTTCAAAACTTAATCCTAAATATACACATCCTCCATATAATAAAATATATACCGATTATAAAAATGTTGCTGATTTTAGTGCACCGTTTAAAATGGGAGAATTTGTAACTTCTTTTAGTTCTACTATTTTAACTGGTTCTTTATTCCCAATTTTATCACAAACACAATATGTATATGTTGTATGCAATGATGGAATTGAATATACAACACTGGTAAGCGATATGAAACAAAATGGGAAAGCATCTTTTTGGGGTGGAAAGTTGTCATCTAATGGTAATGATTTAACATCCAATGTAACTATACCAGTAGTTATTTTTCCGATAGATAATGTTACAAATATTATGTATGGGACACTGTATACAACAAATACAACGGATAGTAAGCTTGTATTTATACCATTGACTACACTTGAAAACTTTCCTATACATAAAAATTATTATGAAAATATGTTGTTTAATATTAAAACCTACGAATGCTATGAAAATTTTTCAATTGATTATACTAAATTAAACTGCATCTATAATAAAACTAACAAGTTATATACGAACTCGTGATATTGCATACATAATAAATAAAATAATAACCATAATAAATATAATACGATGACGTTCTTTTAAAAATCGTTTGAGTTTAGATTCTTTTGGTTCATATAATGCATGAAATTGTTGATAATGTTCGGATAAAGTAATGGTTGGTTTATCTAAACGTATATTTATTTTATTATGTATAAAATGCATCCATTTTATAAAATCTTTTTGTGAATCTAAATAAGGTGTAATTGGATATTTGTCAATTAATTTTAAAAATAAACTGCCGATTGTTTTGTTTGGAATAAATTCATGAAAATTATGAATTAATCTATAATGTATCTTTTTCTGAATTGTTGTAGGATAGTTTGGATAATTAAAAGCTACATTATGTAAAAAAAACCAATAAGGTGGTCCCCATATTGTTGGATCCATTATAATTAATAGAACATAAAAACAATTTGTATGAATAACGTATGAAAAAATATATGAATAAAATTAAACCCTATATAACACCTATTACTAGTTATGGAATTATTCATACCATGAATAATAAATATTTAATGATATGCCGAAGAAATTCATTGGGATATACTGATTTTATTCGGGGAAAATATTCCATTAAAAATATAAAACATATTTGTAATTTAATTGATGAAATGACAATTACTGAAAAACAAAATTTATTAGAAAAAAGTTTTAATATATTATGGAATCAATTATGGGGGACACATTATGCTGAATCTTCTATAGAAGAAATAAACGCAGAAGAAAAATTTAACATTATAAAACAAGGTATTTTACTAGATAGTAAACATATTACATTACAGGATTTAATTCATGAAAGTAAAACTACGTGGGATTGTCCTGAATGGGGATTTCCTAAAGGTCGGCGTAATTCTTATGAATCTGAACTAAATTGTGCATTACGTGAATACGAAGAAGAAACTGGATATGATAAACATGCTATAAAAATAATTAAAAATGTCTTGCCATATGAAGAAATTTTTATGGGTTCTAATTATAAATCTTATATTCATAAATATTTTTTAGGTAAAAGTAATGAATTAGTAATAAAACATTCTTTTCAGGAAACAGAAGTATCGGATATGAAATGGGTTACGTATGAAGAAGCCATTGAAATGATACGCCCATATAATGTAGAAAGGTTGCAAATTCTACAATATATTCATCAATGCTGGAATATGTTTGAATTAACGGAAAAAAATTAAAATATAGGAGGCGATTTATCTTTGAATTGTGTATATAATTGTTGTATTTTTTCACGACTAAAAGATTCGTTAAAAATAATTGTGTTACATATTTCTCCGCGCATATTATATTGCGAACCAATAACAAATTCAGAAGAATCATTATAAGGAACTACATTAGACTTGGTATTATGTAATTCACCATTAATAAATACATCGCATATTCCGTCTACATAATTGACAGCAATATGATTCCATTTTTGCAAAGGAACATCGCGTATTGTATCTATAATTCTCATTTTTTTAGCTTTATTTTGCATTTCAACACGCAGTGTATTTAATGCACCGCAATACGATATTTTGGGTGTATTTCCGTAGGACAAAATAGGTATATATTCATTAGCTTGTGCAATGGACCCTGGTGCCATTGGTTCTAATTTTACCCAAAAAGATACGCCGTATATATATTTAAAATTTTTAGTTACTTTTATATTGGTTTGTTTATTTAATTGGACAGGTGCATTGATAATAGATTGACCATTTTTCGTATATACCGTTTTTAATAAAGAACGAATATATAAGAATAGTAATATAAAAATAACTTCTCCTGCCAACATTTTTTTCTCCAATGGAGTAACTTCAATCTTTGGTATACTTGGTTTTGCAGGTACATAAGGAATATGAATAAAATCAAAATAAAACAGCACACTAATAAAAAGTATTAAATAAATATACCATATTTGGCTTGTTAATGTATAGTATAATGTGGCGATAGATAATATAATAAGAGAAATTAACATGAATAATGTTTTATATTTTGGGTCAGTCATAAATTTTGTTGTGTAGGACAACAATGAAAATCCAATTAATCCTACTAGTAAATAAATATTAGTATGATTAGACATATCAATTGTTCCCATCATGGCAAGTAGAATCATAAATATAGTATAAAACCCAATAAGTAATGGGATAAATAATTTTGTTTTATCATCTGTACCAGACAACATACGAGTTACAAATAAATAGACTACAGGTATATTCAAAATAAAAAAGAGAACAAAAATATAATATTCTGAATCAAATCCTGGAAAATTAAATAACACAAATAAAGATAATAGAAAAAATATAGCCATCATAGAGATATTAATATTTTTCCCCAAAAAATCATCTTGTTTTGGGTATATATAATACAATAAGGATGCAAAAAATAACCCAATAGTAAATACACTGGATAATGTTTTATGATGAATATTGCTGTCTACTGTATTTTTTTGAATTGCATTATCTATTGTATTGGATAATAATTCAAATATCAAAAGTCCAACAAAAAATACATTCATGATAATTTGGATTATGTTACTTCCAGGCATTGTTGGATTTTTATTAAAAAGTATCATGAATAAAATATTGGCAACAATCGCCAATATAAATACTATGAAAAGAACAAATCCTTTAAACGATGTTATATTTTTTTCGTCAAAGTATAAACTGAATAATACTCCAATGGCGGACAATACATTTATAGCAATAGAAGTAAAATACTGAATTTTATTTGCTATTTGAACTGGGAATAATGGAATATTTGAAGTATATATATAACCGCCATGAACACTGTTGGCTATAATCCAAAACAAAATAACACCCATGAGTCCAAAATTAAAATTTTTTGTATCTTTATCAACTTCATTTTGAATAGAATTAATCAAAGATATTAATGCATTGTCTACATTATCATAATTAAATTCAAGAAAAAAAGAAGCCGCCAAAACCAAATAAATTAAATAAAATATATACGGAGTTTGTGTTATGGATACATTAAATATTACAACCAATAAAAATAAAAATACGATGCTAGATAAAATGACAATTTTATAAATACTTTGTAAATTACTTGTCCATTTTTCTTTTGCATTTTGTGCAGCCTTTTCTGCATCTTTTTTTGCATTTCCATATGTAGTATTTAATTTTTCAATAGATGCATTATATACATGTTTTGCATTTTCAACAATTGATTTTTTTGGGTTTATTAATACAAAAATTAAAATAACAATTACAATAAAATTGACAAGAGATAAAAACAAAATTTCTTTTGTTCCCATTTGTCCAATTACTGGAGCTGCAACAGAACCATTTGAAGATGCACTTGAAGCTGCACTTGAAAATGTAGAACCAGTTGAAGCAACAGAATTATTTCTAGATGATACAGAAGACTCAGGTATTAATGAACTAGAATTTGATCCTGAAAAGGATGAATTACTCATATACATTTAAATCATAAAAAAATTAAAAGTTTTCAATCATTGTTTTTTTACCATGACAATTTCTACATAGAGCAACTAAATTAGATATATGATTAGACCCGCCATCGGCTAACCGTATTTTATGGTCTATTTCATACCATGCATCTAAAGTTCCTTGACAACCATTGCATTTCCAATTTTGGCTTGCTGCTACATATTTTTTCTTTGTTCCGCTTACACTTCTAGAAGTAGATTCATTCCCAGATTGCAGAATACGTTGTTCTTGAGGAAGAGGCATCGTTTGGTCTAAAAAAGGTGTAATTAAATCTCGGGATTGTTTATCTAATGGCATATATCTGACCATTCCATTTAAATGACCAATTAAAGAACGTGATTCGGAAGGATTTTTTTTAATAAAAAGATACATGGAAAAAGCAGCAAATATAATAGACCCCATTTTTACATATTTTTTATATTGTTTTAATTGATTTGTATATTTTCCGTCGTGCATTGTATCTGTAATAAAAAAAACAGTTCCAAGAATCAAAAATAATTCTAATTTCATATTTATTGTTTATATAAAAGCTTTGCAATTACAGATATATTAGAATCATTTACGCTATATCGTTGACCAATTACGGATGTATGTATAATGGACCCGACGTCACATGTGAAAAATTCTGGATTATCCATATGATGGTCTTTTGCTAAAAATATAATAAAAGGAGATTCATCTTCCATATGCAATTTACATTGCAGACCGGCAATAGTATTAGATTCTACTTCGCATACAAGTTGCTGATTTACAGTAGGAAGTGCAATTTTACATTCAAATACAACTTCAAATTGAATGTAATGATGATATAATTTCCCACTATCGTAATTAATAATTTTTATGGTATTTTTTTTCAAATAACCTTCAGCAATACATTTTCCTTCTAAAGATTGTAAATAATGTTTCAGAATATCTGAGATATTTTTTCCACATTCGGACATTGGGATTTTTACTTTCCTAGTAATTAAACTATCTATATAAATCATTATACAATAAGTAGAATAAAATTTTTAACTCAATTTATTTCTTTTTATCTTTCTTTTTGATTAAATTAAAGTTAGTTGCAGAATTTTGAACTACTTCTACTGGATTCAAAAACCACCGTTTTCCATTGTATTTCATTTTATCGTAAAATCGTAAACAAAATTCAATTTGCCATTTAATGTTGTCAATTGTAAATTGTGATTCAATAACAATTTTATCCGATATTAATTCTTGTAATATTTGTTTTGCATCAAATTTCATAGTGATTTCAAACCCGTATCTTTGTTTGGTAGATTTTGGTGTAATTGGCAAAGATAATTTAAAAATTCTGTTAGTAAAATCTTTGTTATAGGCAATGCCTCCCAAGGGTAATTGGTTATTAGCAATCGTATCTTTATTTTCGCGTGGCACAAGTGGTGATAATAATTCAGATTTAAACATATTGGTGGTATTGTAAGTCCAATCTTCGTTGTAATAAGCTATTTTACTATCTGTATGGGACCAAATAACAAATAGTTGTTTATGTTTAATGTACAAATTTGTAAAATATTTTTTCAAATGAGTTTCAAATGAATTTAACTCTTGTTTTCCAAATAAATATTTAGCCAATTCTAAACATTTTATATCGGACAATCGTTCAATCATAGCAGCAATATACAAATCGGTTTTATAATTTTCCCATTCTTTAATAGTTATATTTTCAAACTCTTTTATTTTTTTTAAATGAATGTAAAGTACTTCAAATGCACTATAAACTAAATATTCAGAATCTTGTGCACGTATTTCATGTTTTGTTGTTTTATCATTAGCAATCATAAACAATTGGTTAAGTTCATCTACAATATAATTTCCACTTATTTTTTCTTGTATTTTTTCACCGGGTTCAATTAAAATACTATCATATACATACGCCATAGGTATACGACGTTCATAGATAGGAATATTTTTATTTAATTCTGGTGGTTGAAACATGTAATATTCTCCAATATTAGTTATATAACCTTGCCGATTAAATCTATCAAAAATAGGTATTTTATTTTGAATCATATAAGTTAATGTATAATCTATATTTTCTTCAGGTATTACCGATAATAATTCATCTATTATTTCTTGCCGAGTATATAGATAATTTTTATTAAATAATAGTTTAATACGCTGTATAATAGAAGGTGTATGAGATATAATATAATCTATTGTTAATTTTGTTCCTGGTTCAGTAACTATATTGTTACAAGTATAAGTGCAATTTTCCATATAATCAGTAAGAACAGTATAGGACATATCTCCAATAGGATAATTAATTTGTTTTCCGCGAGATGTAGTTTGATGTATAGTTAGGCCGTGTAATGATTCATTACTTTGTGTTTGCATAGAATTATAAGTGCAATCAATTGCCATTTCTTTTAATAACCGAGTTAATTTTCCAATTTTAATTGCCTTTTGCTCCGACTCGCAATACATATGATAATCTATGGATTCTTCGTTATTAGACAATAAAGCAGTATGCATAAATATTTCTACATTACGGTGTTCAAAAGCTACATCTTTATGACTACGAAAACGAACTGCTCTGCCAATAATTTGTTCTATCTGACTTAAATTCCACCATGGATTTACAATATGCATTTGGCGTATATTTTTAAAATCTACGCCTTCCGATAATGCATCTGTAATAATAACTATTTTTATTCTATTTCCATCGGCATTGGATTTATCATTAATGATAGAAATCATTTCTTGAATATTTATGTTTAAAGATGGGTTAAGAACTGTATAATTTTTACCATTATCTTTTTTGTTATAATTACTGCAAATGTTGGTGCGATGATTGTATTTATCTACTAATTTATATCCCATAGCTTCTAATGCAATGGCAACAGGACAAATACCTTCTTTGATTTGTTTTACGTATACAATCCCAATACCTTCAAACTCTTTCATAATGGTTTGAATTTGAAATAATTTTCCACTGTATTCATTTAATTTGTCATGGTCAAAAAAATGATTGGAATTTTTGTAAGAAAAACTAGGTAATTCTCTCTTTTCTTCTTTATCAATTCGCATCGCATCTCCAATACTTGTAATGTCATCGGGGTATGTAATAAGTGTCATTTGTAATGCTACATGTCCTAATAAATCTTGTCCTTTGAATGTTTCCATAACATCTATATATTTTTGAGATTGCGATTTGCTTAATACAACAGGAAAAATTTGTAAATGTTGTAACTGATAATTACTAGTAGGGTGTGTATATTTTGAAGTAGGATAAATTCTATAAGGGAATGAATATGGATTTTCACCTTTTACATAGGAAATATATCCATGTAAATGTTGTGTTAATACTTCTTCTCCTCCTTCTACAAAATCGTCATTAGAATTAAAAATAGTTTTTACATCATCTATAAATGGTAGTTTATCATTTTTATTGAGTAGTTTAGATAAAAATACAAAATCTTGACAACTGTTAAATGCAGGAGTTGCCGTCATTAATAATAATTTAACAGTTGTTATTTCTACAATAGTGGTCATAACGGATGAAAAACTGGTTGGTTCTTTGTCTTCTTTGATATTATGAACTTCATCTAATATAAATAATGCTCCTTCGTATTTATCTTTAATATATTTATTTTTGGCATATTCATTTTTATTCATAAGATTACTTGTAACATCATTGGCAAATCCTACACATCCACTAAAGATATAGTAGGTATTAATTTGCGCTTTAATTAATTTAACAAGAGTTGGTTTATCCATAGTAACTAATTGATATGGGTCTATTTCTTGTAAAAATTTATTACCAATACAACTATTGCAAATCCATTTGTCATTTAATTTTTCTAATTGTGTTTCATTAAATAATTGATATTCAAAATTTTCAGTTATTGCAGATGACATGGATAAAATATAAATACGTTGTTGTTTTCCTGATTTTTTTAAATAATTGCGATATTCTTCACAAATGGTAATGGCAGAACATGTTTTACCTGTCCCTAATCCATGGAATAATATCATTCCATTATACGGTGTATAATTGGACATGAAATTTCTGACAAACATTTGATACGTAGTTAGGTTCATGGTTAATTTATCATTATCATGCACAATTTGTTTTACTTCTTCTTCGGATGTAGGTTTATGAATTGTAATGGGTAAATTAAATTCTTTGTATTGGTATAATTCATTTGAAAACGGTGTATTTATAGTTGGATATAAATAAAAAGGTTCGTCTATTTTAATTTTGAAAACTTTTTGTGCGTTGAACTTAAGTAAAGAAGGATTGGTTATAATAACTCTAAACCCTTTTAATTTTTGGGCATTCATATATATTCATGAATAATATTTATTTGATATTCATTTTAATAAATATATATAATATGGAAAATTATGAAGGAATTGATTATAATTTTTATAAATTTGTATTTGTATTTGATGATGGACGTATAAGTTGTGAATATTACGATTTGTCAGATTTAGAAGAGTATGGAGTACAGTTAGACAATCCAAGTGATAATTTGGAACATGATTTAAAAGTTGTTAAACAACTAAATTTTTCTGGTATATCAAATCATGTATCCAATAAACCAATGGCCGATAATGTTTTTATTCAACCCCGTAATTTAGAATTAGATAAACAATATAGTGTACTATACTTACGTGGCGACGATATTATAAAAGAAAAGTTAGTATTAATTGGCTCTACTGATGGTAAATCAAATATATTTGAAAATAATGAAGGCAATCAAATATCAATTGATTTTTTAGATTTAAAAGGTATTATAAAAAGCGAAGACTATGAAAGTAGTATTGATGAAAGTAGTATTGATGAAAGTAGTATTGATGAAAGTAAGGACGAAAGTGATGTGGATGGCGGTAAATCAAGACATAAAACTAAATCAAGACGTAAATCTAAATCAAGACGTAAATCTAAATCAAGACGTAAATCTAAATCAAGACGTAAATTAAAATAAAAATATAATTATATAGTATAATGTCAAATACATCTCGTAGTCTTGTCACTAAAAATCAACCTATGAAAGCAGTTACTCAATCTGTTTCATCTAGACAACGTCAAGAAATACAACCAACTCAAGAAGAATTAGAAAGACACCAAAGTGAAGAAGCAGCAATGCGTCGGCATTTGATAGAAGAACAAGAACTAGCACGACAAAGGATGGAAGAAGAACAACAAAGACGAGAAGAAGAGCAACACCAAGCAAGATTGAATGAAATTGATAGAGAAAGAGAAAGACAAAAAAATAAAAGACTATTTAAACCATTTAATATTGAAGGTGGTAGAAAAAAGAAAAAAACAAAACGTCGCCGAACTAAACGAAGCAGACGGCGTTAAAATATTATTTTTTATTCAATTCAAAAAAATAATATTTAGAAAATACTGCCTCCTGCAAAATTAGAAGGCATAGGCTCAAATGGTTCTTGAGCATTTACAAGTGGTGTATTAGGTCCTGAAAACATGGTATTAAAATCTGGTTCCTGTGAAGTGCCCATAGGGTTAGATGTATTTAATCCGGGTGGAAGTATTTGAGGAACATTAGAATTCATATTGCCACCACTAATGGGTTGAACAGAATTTAGTTTTACAGGAGCAGTTGCAGGTTTGTCATTAAAAATACGGTCTACTAAAATAGAAACTTTTTCGCCTAGTTTAGAAATATTTAGCATAACTACTAAAACAGGTAAAATAGTAGTAATTACATTTTGTTCTGCATAAGGAATCCCACTCATAGTTGGCATATAAGTAATAATACGATGAATGAACAAAATACCAACAAAAATAACGACAACTTGTATCATAATTTCAGATGTAAGTTGAATAGTTCCTTTATCTCTATCTACTTCAGGCATATAAGTATTGATACCTTTATTTAAAAGAGTTATGAATATAACAGATAAGACCGAATATTGGATAATATTTACAATTTCATTTTTGCTGTCTGTTTCAAAATTAAAAACATGAGTAAAGAAAGTTTGTTTTTCTATAGTATCCATTTATTTATAATAAGAAATTATTATTAGTTAAAAATGATATTAATAAATATTTAGGAATTATATGAAAAAATCTGTTGAACCTCCTAAACTAATTCCTATACAACAAGCCGTTTATATGGTAAATGACAAAATAAACAAATTGGAAACCAAACTATCTGGAACTGTTTCATTGTTGGAAACTAAATTAGGAAAACATGAAGCATTTGTAACAGATAATATGCCTGATATTGATTTATTTAATACAGCATTTTCTGATATTAACAAACGTTTATTAGATTTAGAATCATTAAATAAACGTATTGCTCTTTTAGAAGAAACGTTGAATATAAAACCACCAGTTACTTCTGGTTCATCTAAAAAAAAGAGTACGATTAAATTAAATGAATTAAAAGATGTTGGTGAACCTGGTATTTCTTTTTCTTAAAACTGTATAAAAACAAATTTATATACTGTTAATAATGAATTATTTAGTATCATTATTAACAATATGCACAATTATTGTATTATATATTCATATTGTACATCAATTAAAAACAAGTGATGATTTAGAATTATTTGAATTAGACACACCAAGCAAAAATAAATTGGAAGAAGTATGTGATTTAAGGCAACCTTTATTATTTTCATATAACGAAGAACATATAAATCAATGCATTTTATCCAAATGTATGGAGTATAAAGCATTTGACATTGTTATATATGATTCAAATTATAATCCATTTCAATCTTCCTTGGAAAAAGCAATGAAATTAATAGAGGATAATAAATATATATCGTTGCATAATTCTACATTTTTAAATGAAACCATGATGTATCGGTATTATAGCGAAACTGATGAATATTTAAGACCTCCTATGGTTTCATCTATTACATATGATATTTTATTTGGTAGTGTTGATTGTAATACACAATTAGAATATAGCACGCATTACCGTAATTATTTATATGTGACTGAAGGTTCGGTAAATATTAAACTTACGCCACCTAGAAATAGTAAATATTTAGATGTTAAAAAAAATTATGCTACCGAAACTTATTATTCTACAATAGATGTATGGAAACATATTCCTGAAAAAATTAAATTTTTAGAAATTAAAGTAAATAAAGGACAAATGTTATTTATACCAGCTTATTGGTGGTATAGTATACAATTTGAAAAAGATGCATGTGTATGTACATTACAGTATAAAACTGTAATGAACATTGTTGCGACATTACCAGATTTATTCATGGGTATTTTACAGCGACAAAATACAAAAACAAAATTAAAAATTAATCAGACTTATGTTCCTGCTCCGACTTCATCCGAGCTCGTGTCTCGCACATCAGAAGCCCCCGGTGGACCCCTGTAACATCAGTAGCATTATACTTATGCTTGGCATGTTCAATGGTAGACTTGACAAATTCAACATATTCTCCCTGGACAAGATACTTGTATTGTGCCGACTCTACACTCAAGTTGGCATGATGCACAAAAATATCCTCCCCTTCAAAGGTAATAAACCCATATCCAGTTTTGGTATTAAACCACTTTACGTATCCAATTACACGCGACATACTATTAATGTAGTAAAACCTTTATATTATTTTATATTTATAATATAATGTCATCTGAAAATACGCAAGAATTATTAAATACATTATTTGTAGTTATTGAAGGAACAAGTAGTTTTTTAATGTTTGCAAATAAATCCATGTTTTGGGCAACTATGGTTTATATTGTTATTGTTTTCATACAAGGTATTTTAATATTAGCAACCATTAATAATCCATCTGACAAAAATGATATTGGGTATTTTTTATCTATGTTGTATTCTAATGGTATAACGTTATTGATGTATGTGTTGGTAGTATTAAGTGTGTATGCTTATTGTATCAATCATAGTTATTCTTATATTTTAAATGATGAAATATCAGATTCATGGTCATTTTATGCAAAAATTATAGGATGTATTATGATTATAATTACACTTATTATTTATAATATTACCAGTGCAGTCTTCAAACAATCGCCAGATTATAAACTACGTATTGAAACTCCTCATGCATACGGTATGGCTATAGCACATGTACTAACATTATTTGTATATTTTCAGTTTATTATATCCATGTATTATCAAACCGATGGGTTTACAATATAATTTTATAAGCAATTCCATACGATGTATCTGATTCCCATATACCTGATATTTTGATAATAATATTATTATTGATTTGTTGTAATTTATAAGTTAATACTTGTTTTAAATGTAAAATCTTTTTTTTAGGACAATTGTAAATAGATAAAATACTATTTTCAATTGTATTTAATATATCTAGTGTTGTAGGATAAAAAAATGTTTGGTTTGGTATAGATAAAAAAACACCATTAAATGCAATATGAGGCGTAGAATAAATAATTCGTGTAAATAAACTGTTGGATATTAAATTATTTTTTACAGATGGCAATAAAAATATATATTTACTGTTATAAGAATTTATGTTTGTTAATAATAACATATTATCCAATTGTGTTTTATATTTAAATGTCAATATATATTATAATTATAACAACAATACATATAACCATGATTAGTAAATAACCTGTATAATTATAAATAATTGTTTCCATCATATCTTCTTTGTTATTTTCAAATTGTTGGACAATATACATTATTCTTTATTTATGAATACTATTTAATATTTTTTTCCTTAATATTCGCGTAAGGAAAAATTTAATTAAAATTCAGTAGTATTTTAATTAAATACAAACGCATTTATCAAGATAAATATATAAATAAAAAAATACTTAAATAACTATCATTATATAGTGTATAATGCCCCCGAAGTCCAAGTCTGTTCCTAAAACTGAATCTGCTCCTGCTGTAGTTGCAGCACCTGCACCAGTTGTTGTCTCTCCTCCTGTAGTTGAGGCACCTCCTGTTGTTGTAGAGGAGTCATCATCCAATGACCTTACCACTGAGTTTGCTACTGCCATGACCAAGATGTCGGGTCTTCGTCAACAGCTTTCTGCTGTAAT